ATTGCGGATGTTTTCAATCTGGCGGTTTGCATCATTTGTCACGTAAACAAACAGGCAGGTCATTGCAATGCAGATGAGTGTCATCATGGTGAGAACGCAGCCGACTATCAGGCTACGTTTGTGATTAAATTTAGCGCTGTTCGTCATCGCTGTGGGTCTCCATTTTCGCAATCAGCCGGTCTATCTCGGTTCTGAATCGCTCATTTCCGACAGCGGTACTGGCCTCAGACATCGCAAGGAGGATGCTCAGGGCGTTTTTAATCAGCTTCAGGTCAGTCTCAAGGGTTGATATACGGCGTAAGTTACGGTCATGACGCTCCCGCAATTCGTCGTTTTCTTCGCGGAGAATGGCGTTGCTCTCTTTCAGCAACTGCACCTGCTCTTTGTAATTGGAGATTATCTCTCCGCCAGCGCGATTACTTATGCCAAGAGAGACAAGGCTGGCCGCTAATGGTTTCCAGAGAACTGCCACTGCGCCGCCGCCAAATAAGAGGCCGAGCACGCCTGTGATTATGCTGCTTTCACCCATGAGCTACCCCGCGGGCTACTGTTTGTGTATTTGTCATGGCCGTCTCCGGCGTAGCACGGATATTCCGGCTTCATGCTGTGAGAATAAAAAGCACCCGAGTGAAAAGACACAGGAAGAACTCAGAGGGAAATCCTTGGGCGCTGAAACGAAAAAAGGCCAGCTCTATGGCTGACCTTCTGAAATAGTTTAGTGATGTTACTTATCCGCTACAGGGTATGCGCTGAATCTTATCCCCTGTGGGGTATAGAAATAAAAAACGCCCTCGCAGCTGGTGAGACCGCAGGGCGCTTTGACTATCACAAATCGATGGAACTGACTCTTTCAGGTTAACGCGTCAAACAACAGCGCGCAACTTCAACTGTTAGGAATCATATCCCCAGCTTCCTGAAAAGTAAATAGCCCACGATAAAATAATGAGCTATTTCCGATTGCGCTATCCGGTTACCTTATTCAGGGCGGAGTTAGCCCACGATTCTTCAATCTCCAGCTTGCCGATTAGTTGGTCATAGAACGGCTTTCCACTTCGATCCCACGTAGCCAAGCTGACTGCATCGGTAATCTCGCAGACGCTGCGAAACGCCTCCACAGCGGGAACGCGCTCATAACCGCGGCCATAGCATCGCTTACAGTCACCCATGACCGGTACGCCCTGCTCTTCAGTAAGCTTGCGATCAACCGCCCGTCCACGTCCGCTGCAATCACGGCATGATGACGAGACTACACCCTTCCCGCTGCAGGTCTTGCAGATAACGCGAACAACCTCTTTCACGCTTCGGGATGATCCGCCTGATAGAGGTGACTTCATGGTGAACACATCCGCCTCAATAAACCCTTTCGCTTGGCAGCATTCGCACGGCTTGACGCTGGCAGCGCTGCGGCAATAATCCATGTAGGCATAAGTTGCGAGCGTTTGCATAACCGCTGGCTTAATATCAGTGTCTAGCTTGCGTAAGGCGGCAACCTTATCGCAGGTACTCAATGCATATTCAGTTAATAACGATACGGCGCGTCGGGCGTCGTTATCGCTTACTCCAACCTTACCCATAAACGCACTGTAACCCAGCGGAGCACGACTCTGTGTCATTCCCATGGCTGCCATATAGTCGGTGCCAGATAAAGCATCTGAGGCTGTTGCAGGCGGCATACCGGCAAAGCTCGCTGTCTTCGCAAAATGATATTTGACTGTCGCTTCAAGACTCATTATTCCTCCTGACTAAATCTGGATTATAAAATTCACCTAAATTCTCTTTGCAGTAGCGGTTCCTCGCTTCAGCCGCATCAAATGGGTCTGAGAAAATGCCTAAATAGATTCTCTTGCCCTTGATGGTTACTGAAGCCGCCCACTTACCCGCATTTGCTTGCCAATGGACACCGGTGTAACCAGAGGCGCACTTGCTGAGGGATGAGCGATTAACTGTATTTTCTCGACGTGTTGCTATGCGCAGGTTGGAAATAAAATTGTTCGACCGATTGCGATCGATATGGTCGATTACTGAAGGGTATTCTCCATAGATATAGAGCCAGGCAAGCCGATGAGCTTTTCGATTCTTGTTAAAAATTCGAATCACCCTGTAGCCCTGACTATCGATGCATCCTGCAATATCCCCAGGCTTTACATTCCCTTTTATTTTCACTTTCCATCTGAAAATCCCGGTCTCAGGCTCATAGTTAAGCAATTGCTTTAGCGTTAATTGGGTCAGCTCCCCTGACGGGATCTTATTCAATTCAGTAGTGCCACTACTTCGCATGCGCTGCCAATGCATCCTGCATAGTCCGTGAGCAGCATGCTTTCGCTCACATTCATGTACAGAGCAAACTTTCATTTCACGACGCCTCCATCTCTGTGATGATGATTTCCAGCCTGCCGCCCTTCACCACCTCACAGCGAACCATGCGCACGTCATCAATCAGGCTGTCGTCAGCTATGACGCCTGCTTGGGTGAGTGAGTCGAGGGGTGCTTTGAATAGGTTGTCCAGGTCACGCCGGGCGCGTGTAGGTGGATATGCGAGGATTTTTACTTTGAGCCTGCCGGCCAGTTGGTATTGCTGATTTGCTTCGGTGATTTGTCTGGTTACTGCGGTGGTATATTCCCTGCCTTTCTTGCTTTTGATTTTTCTGCCGCGAAATACTGAGAAGAGGTGATTATTTCCCGGCGGCCACGGTAGCTCTATTCGGTATTCGTTCATCTCTTCACCTTCCCTTCCCGCAACAGAGCGTCCTGTGTGCGAATAACGCCTTCCAGATGGGCTATGCGCGCCTCGGTGACATCACAGCGACGTGTGCGCCGATCTATCTCATCGTGACAACCTGAGCAAGCCCATGCGCCAAAAAGGTCATCAGGCTTCATGCCGGTTCCGCAGATACCAACCATGCGGTAATGCGCGAGTACGACTGTTTCAGGATTGCCATTGCATATTCCCGGCAGCCTGATCTGGCATTCCCTGCCCCGCGCCTCGTTGCGTAATTTACTCATGGCTCTCTCCGCACATCCGGTAATTGGGATCCTGCATCAGGTTTATTTCGCAGCTTGTGCAGCAATAAACCACCGACTCTGGCAGCACCGCAGAACAGAAAGCGCAGGCAGAAGCACACTGCTCTCCATCGCCAGTAGGAAGATTTGATTGGGTTATCTCGTTCATGGTTCTCCCATTCGATATCGCATTCGCACTGCTCGCAGCTAATGGAGTAGTGATACTTGTCTTCTGAGGTGAGTGTTATGTGACAGCGGCAGCAGCGTTCACGCATTGGGTGACTCCTGCATCATGAGGAAGACAATCATTGCGGCGCGCAATGGATTGACCTCTTCCGCTTGCAGGCTCTCGCCATCGGGACTCATAGCATCCCAGTGACCAAACCCAAAAATTAAGCTGATATTCTCCTTTTCAATAATCGGCCCGGCATCAGCCCATGAGTTACAGGGCTGGAATTTCCCTTGCTGCCAGACGCGAAGCATGTCTCTGTCTTCGCCTATATTTCCAAATAAGCGCTCGAAAACCTGAAGGTTAATTTTGTCGTCGCTCAATTCGCTGTAATTCATCTTCAGCTCCACATTGGGTTTTTATACTTCCTGCTCGGTATTGGCTCGTTCCGGAACTCAGGCAGCAGCGCGCTGACCAGCCAGAGGCGAGGGTCGGTTGCTAGGGTCTTCTGAGTTTTGATGTTTCGAGAGGCGTAGCGGGAAAGGAGTTCGTTAGCGGTTTCAGTGTCTACAGGGTCATGGCAAAACCATGTCATTTCCATGATTCCCCCTTGCGGCTCTCAGTAGCTGATTGAAATCTGCCATGACCGGGCTGACGCCAAATCCAGCCTGCTCGTTTGCCAGCCTGTAGCGACATGAATTGTGTTTTGCGCCGGTGATGTGCTCCTTTACAACGTGATGGCCGCCACAGAGCGTGCTGAGGGTGTTGGACACATTGGCCCGATTGGTCCGGCAGGACTTACATACCGGCCCTATAAGCTCTGACGTCTGGTGCCATTTCCCGTCAGAGAGAATGCCCAGCAATGCTGCTTTGATTTTACTCATGGTGTACTCCCGAATCTTCCTGCCCATTCAGCAGCTCGCGCTGACTCGTCGCTAAATCTGACGTTCTGCTCGGCACCGAAGGCATGGATTAAGGTAATTAAATCTCGCATCTCACTGACGCGCATTTTGCTTGTTGATTTACCGAGGACTACAAAGCCATTCCCTGCCAGATTCGGCACCGCCTCCTGACCGTTTAAGCTCGCGCTAAAAAGGTGCTTCCAGCTCTCCGGAGCCAGCTTCCGCCCATGCCATACAACCTGCTCTGATACGTCATGCAGGCAAGCCCATAAGAGAGCGTTTTGTTCGAGGGTTCTGGTTCGTTCGGAGATGGTCACTACAAGAGGGGTCTGGTTATTCGCTGATATCTGCTGGATGGCTTCTAGGCAGTTTTGCCGTATTCGGTTATCCCGCAGGATGTAGGTTTGTTTCTCCATCGCGTTTATCTCGCTTTAATGCGTCGCTAAGGGTTTTGCGGATAGCTGCAGGGAGTGACATAAAGCCCGCATAGCGCGTGGCGATAACAGTAAGGTCATTTGCCAGCTTATCCAGTTCAGCGTCTGATATGACGTGCTCAGAGCGTTTTAAGCGGATTACGTTGTTCATGGGTTCACCTTTATTCCGGCGTCGGCGAGTCCTTTTCTGACGGCCAGCGCAGTCTTATCTTTCCCATCCTCATGACCTCTGGCATAGGCTCCTTCTTCGCCTTCTTTCCAGTAGTCGTCGTTAGCCTCAGGCCAGTCGATATCAAGCTCAATTGATTGTCGTGAAGCCAACCATGCGTGCCATGCTGTTGAAGCTGCGATCAGCGCAACATCATTGCCACGGTCAATCTGCTTAGTGACTTCAGGAAACTCCTGAATAAACCACTTATCAAACCGCTCCCTTTCCAGATCGTCGTTGTTTGTCATGCTTCCTCCGGAGGTGATGGGAGTGGCTTTCTTTTGAAAAGGCCGAGAACCAGTATCGTTGTTATGGCTGCAGCAATTTTCGATTTACCCATATCACTGCTCTCCGTTCTGATTGGTGTACCTGCGGTTCAGCATTTCCAGCATGGTCTTGTTCTGCTTTTTAAGGCGGCATATTTCGCAAAGTTGCACGACCCCCTCGTTCGCATTCCAGTTGCGTTTGTTGAGTTTGTCACCACAGCGCAGGTCGCTACCGTTGGGGTTAAGATGAACTCGACAGCCAATGTGATCGTAATTTTTCATAATGCTTCTCCGTTCTGATTGGCGGGCTGCTCCGGGATGATGCGGTAGGCGATGATGTCGCGCGGATAGCCTTTATGACTCCAGCGAATACAATTGCCGGAAGCGGTGTTGATTACCTCGCCATCCCTAAATTGAACATGGACACGCTGGTCATCAGCAACTGGACAATCGCCACCGCCCCACTCAATCCAGCCATCACCCCGCTCCTGCTGCTCCAGTATGGGTAGTGCAATCTCAAGGGCCTCAACGTAATAGCCCTCAAGAATGCTCATGCCATTTGAGTTGAGAGAATCCAGTAGCTGGCAGCACTTCTCAGCTGTTAGCTTTTTCATCAAAACCCCCTCAGCGTTGATTTGGCATGAAGTGCACCTGATGCGGCGCGGCGTATAGCCTTCTGCCTGCTGTATTCCTGCTCTTCGTCTTTTATCGGGCTAAGAGCACCCAACGTTGCAGTCACATCAAGCAGGGCCTCATAGGCATTTTCCAGGGCAATACGCTCTTCTGATTTAGCATTCGAGTTCATGTTCGTATCCTTCTGTGCGGAGTTGGCGGATATCCAGTGGGTCCAGACCAGACAGCGCGCTACTGAAGTAATAGGCCTTTTCCGCACCCGGAACGTGGCGTGACTTAGTGCAGATGATTTCAGTTACGCCTTTCATCTCTGTCTGCGGGTTGTATTTCTCATCCTTGTAAACCATGAAAATCACATCCGCTTCCTGCTCGATAACGCCTGATTCACGCAGGTCAGCATTTACAGGGCGCTTATTCGCACGCTGCTCAAGGTTACGGTTCAGCTGAGCAAGTGCGATAACCGGGCAGCGAAGTTCTTTAGCCAGGTTCTTCAGGCCGGTTGCGATCTCCCCGACTGACTGGTTCATGTTCTCAGGGTTGGTCATTTTCATTTTCTGAAGGTAATCCACGATAATCACGCCCAGCCCGCCGGTCTGTTTGTGAACACGACGGGCTTCAGCACGAATCTGGTGAACACTCAGCGATGTTTTGTCGTTGATGTGGATTGGAGCCTGCTGGAACTCACCGAGAGCATTGCTCAGCTTCGCCCATGCTGCATCACAAACGCTTTTGTTCTCTTCGTTGATGAGCTGCTCTTTGCTGATTCTTGCGCGGTGGTAGGCAATGCGCTGAGATATCTGCTCGATTGGCATTTCAAGGCTGAAGAACAAAACCGGTTTTTTGCTATGAAGTGCAACACATTCCGTCACCGTGGTGCTGAACATGGTTTTGCCCATGCCAGGCCTGCCACCAACAACGATGAAGTCTGTGTTGTTGAAACCACCAAAGGCGCTGTCGATAGTCTCCATGCCCAGTTGTGTGCGGTGCTTCCAGATATCGCCATTGATGATCGACTCAATTTCGTTAATCGAAATGTTGATGCCATCCATGATGTGCCGGGTGCCAGCTTCCTGCTGTGTTTCGATAGCGCCAATATCCGACTGAATGCCACCGATGATATCGGTCAGCGGAACGATGCCAGGCTGATTCAGCTTATCCAGTCCTGTATTGAGTGCGCCTACCACCTTACGCCCCAGTGTCAGCTCCTTGAGCTTGCTGGCATATGCCGGAAGGTTTCGTGCTACAGGAGTGTTTTTGGTTAGCTCAGCCAGATATCCAAACCCGCCCGCCAGCTCTATCTCTCCCGTCTGTTCAAGTTCAGCAGACAGTGTTAAGAGGTCGATTTGGGTGCCAGTGAGGAGCAGCCGCTTGAAGGCGTTGATCGCAATCCGATGCGCCGTGCTCGTGAAGTCATCGCTGGTTAATCCCTCAATTGCATCCATTGCGCTTTCACGTAACTCTTCCATCGAGGAGGCCAGCATGATCGAACCGATAACGCTTTGCTCTACGTACATGTCTGAATACTTGTTCATGCCGGCACTCCCTGTTTCTTGGCCTTGTATTCACGGCGCACCTGCTCGTAAACTTTCGCCCAGTTTTTGTTGTCCAGAATCCAGTCGAGGGTTAGCCAGTATTTTTCATGAAGGCCATCGACCAATGATGATTTTCGGATCAGGTTGAAGACAGTCTCGATGTGCTTCACTTCCCGCCATGCCCCCTGGTTCGTTTTACCGTTCCATATGCGCTCCATGCCGTGGTAAGCAGGCCGGGACTTGTTCCACTCATGAAGCTCAACAGATCGCTCAGGGAATTTACTGTTCCAGAGCTTCACCAGCTCATCATGCGGGCAAGGAACGGGATTTCGTTCAGCACCCTCTTGCCAGATTAGGGCGTCTGACAGGTAGGTATCGAAGCGGGTCATGCGGCAGATATTCCCGATGGATGGTTTGTGCTTCCAGACCTTGAAGGCCCACAGCGTGACCAGCTTGATCTCTTCGGCAGAGAAGCAAACTCCCTTGGCCTTCACAGTGCTAAGCGCCTTTTCGAAAGGTGCTGTTGTCGAGCACCGACTTGAGGTCAGTTCGTTGTAGTAATCAAGACATTCCTGAGCAGACTCAGCAACGCCCCCTTGGGGGGTAAGGGGGGTGTTTTCTTTTGTATTT